ATGGCAACTCTAACATTCACTCAAGTTAAAAAGCTTAAATGCCCTAATGATAAGAAATTCAAAGCTTTTAGTATAGATAGTAATTGCAGTTTATATCTAGTCTGTTTTAGCACTGGAACCAGGTTATACAAAAAGAGAATAAAAACAGGGTATGCAACCTTAGGAAACTTCAATGAGCTGAGCTTAGCTGAGGCTAGAGAATTAGCAACAAACTATGAAAAACAAAGCAGTCTATCAAGGCAAATGAAAATAAATGATTTATTTAGTGAGCTTTTAGATCTAAGGTATCCAAATACAAAAGAAAATCAAAACAAAAGAAGAAAATATAAAAATAGGGTAAGTAAGTGGATACTAGATAAAATAGGAAATAAGCTTATAAGTGAAGTAAATAAAGATGAGTTATTAAATGCATTAAATGGTGCAAATTTAGAGATTTCTCAAAGAGCATTAGCAATTTATAGAGATATGCTAAAAATTGCCAAAAATAAAGGGGCAATTAATGATATTAGTTTTATTTATGAAATATTAGAAGATGTAACCTTACTTTTTCCAAAGCCTAAAACCGGTCATAGAAAAATCATAACAAGCAAAAAAAAAGACTTTTAGAAATAATTAAAACAGTTATGAACTCAAACATTGATGAAACCATTAAAAATATCTTTTTATTTAATTTAATAATGGCTCAAAGACCACACCAAATAAGAGAACTTACATGGGATAGGGTAGATGAGAATTTTGTATATTTTGGTGAGAGTGATAACAAAACAAAGATAAACGCAAGATTGCCACTACCAAAAAAAGCTAAAGAAATTTTAGAATATCAAAAAAAACTAACTGGCAATGAGGGTATAGTTTTTAAGTCAAAAACACGCTCTTTAAAAAGTGGTTATGCTGTTAGCGATATGACTTTAATGACAAATATGAAAAAACTAGGTATTACTGACTTACACGCTCATGGCTTTCGTGGCACACTTGCTACATTTGCTATAAGAGAAACTGAAACAATTAATGGCATAAAAAGAGGTAAATTTGAAAAAAGAATAATCGATGAGGTATTACTGCATACTCGTGGTAGTGAAGTGGATAAAGCCTATTTTAGAGATTTTAACTCTGATGAGCATAAAAGATTGTTAGAGTGGTGGTGTGAGTTTTTAGGGTTTTGAGATATTTTGACAAGCCCTAAAGCTGGGCTTGTCTTTGAATGTAGGCATTGATATCTTCATCTAACCACTCTTTTGGATATCTTATAGAGTCGTTAAATTTGATAAATCTAGGTGTAAACTCCCATTTGCCTTGATTTGTTTTCATTCTCATTTTAGCTAAGATATTGCCTTTTACTGAGTATCCTAAATACTCTTGCGCCTCTTTTTCATTTAGTAGCTTCATTTTTTATCTCCCTTTTTCTTATTTCATTTTTAAGTTTGATTACATTTAAGGTTGTGTCGATAAGCTTTCTATCAACATTGCTAAATTTACTATTGAGTTTTACTAACTCACTTCTTTTTATTAAACATAGGTTTGAAATATCCACATTTAAGCTATCATTGTCTTTAAACATCACAAGATATCCTTTTGGAATTTCTCCTTTTTCTTTTTCCCAAATGTGTCGGTGCAACAACTCCCATTTATTAGGGTTAGCCACTTTAATATAGTAATAATTTTCGTTTTTTCTTCTTATGTTTGTTCTTAAAACTATAGTTCCAACTGGTTTTGTAGTAGCTGGCATATTACCTTTTTTAAAGCTTGTTTTATTGTTTTTCATCGCTCCCTTAACACCTTTATTCCACGGCTTGTTTCCTTTTTTAAATCTTCCAAGCTTATCTCTATGCATTTTTATTCTCTATAAAGAAATTTGGCTTTTGTATGCCATATTGCGCATCAAATTTAGCCGCATTTAGGCTTAAATTTGCTAGATCTAGTATCTTGCCAGCTATACTATCAACTGCCTTGCTTCGCTCTAACTCTTCTTTTAGTGCATCACCTTTTATATCATCATCTCTTAAACGCTCCATCTGTTCAAAAAGCATATTATTAAGATCTGTTAGTTTTGTTCTAGCCATTGTTTATCCTTTTTAATCAAATTTGTAAAACTCTATTTTATTTATCATCTCGCAAAACAGCTCTTTTTTATAGTTTAGATCATTTATTTGGCTTGATGATAAGGCTTTTTTATCTCTAAAAGCTCCATAAAACTTTCTTATCCTTTCGCCTATGTCCCACATTTTTAAAACACTATCTGAGTTTGAAAAAAGCTTAATTTTTTCCTCACTATTTTTAAAAAAACTTTCATCACAGCTAGTGTTATCATCTTTTTTAGTTCTATCTTTGTTATCAAGCTCTTTAATTTGCCTTAAAAACTCTTTGCTACTGTTTATATACTCTAGCTTTTTACTTTTTGGAAGCATTTTTAACCCCTTTTAGTTTTTCTTCTCTAAGCTCAAAAGCTCGTTTTAAGTGCTTTAAATTTGGAAACTCATTTATTAGCTGGCTTAATTCCTTTAATGTAAAACAATTTGCAGCTTTTAACATTTTAAACTTAAATATCTCACTATTTTTACTCATTTATGCTATCCACTCCTTAAATTTAACCTCGCTTTTAATTTTGCGTCTTCCATCCTTGAGATATGCAATTTGTGCATTTAAGGTTTTTTCATATACTCCAAATAAGACAAAATCACTATAATTCCTTGCTATATCATCAAGCATATCTTTATAGTGAAGTATCTCTTTATTGGTTATTTTTGAAAACCTTTTTCTAAATCTCACCCTTAACTCTATTCGTTTCCAATCTTCCAAAGCTTTGCAAAGTCTTTGTTTATGATAAATGCTTTCTTTTATGTATTTATCATAAATAAGGACTTTTTCTACCCCTTTAACGCATGAGTTTGCATAAGTTGTAGAGTAGTGTGTGTATATCTTGCTATCATTGTTGCTTATGCCTTTAACTGCGTTTTTAAATTTGCTTTTATCACTGCTTTTATCTTTGCTTAAAATATCAACAGCAAAATCCATATCCCAAATGTTATATTTCGATAAAAAAGTCTTTAAAACTTTCATCGTTAAGGGCTTTATGGCTCTAGTTGGTTGATAAAGCCCTGCAAAAACAACCTTTACATAAGTTCCATATCTTTTCTTTCTCTCTTTGCAAAGATTGTTTAGCTCAACACTATTTTCTATGACTATCATTGTGTTACTTAGGCTTTTATTACCTCTTTCAAAGTTTATATATCTAACCCTAAATGGGTTTTTTACATTTCCACTAAAGTTGCTTATACCCATTTCAGATCCAAACTTTTTTTCACACCACTTTTTAATAGACTGATTTCTGTTTGTTAGCCTTAGTTTTTGGCTTAACATTAGCTTTTTTATAGTGTTTAAAAAGCTTCTTTTTTCTATGACATGAAACACGGCATCTATGCCTTTATCAGCTATTTTATAAAAAAGCTCTTCTTCACTTATATTGCTTGAAATTTTGTCTTTTAAAAGCTCACTCATCTAACTTATATCCACCAAACTTTATTAAGTATAAATACTCTTTAACTTTTTCATATCTTTTATTTTCTAGATCCTTTATACTCTCATCTACAAAAAATAAAATCGCCTCTTTTTCAGTTTTAAACTTATATTCAAAACCCCAAAAACAAGCTCTTAAGTAGTCTATATCTTTTTGCATAGTGCTATTCTTCCAGCTGTTTTAACAACACCAGTTAAGAGTGCAAAATACTCAATTTCGTTTTCATACTTTAAAGCAAAGTCATTTAAGCACTTCACAAACTCAATATCTTTTTTAACATCATCAGCACCGTTTTTCTTGATATAAACTTCAAAATTTATATTTACTTCTTTAAAAAAACTATAAGCTGAAATATCTGCTATCTCTAACCCACGCCTTTTTAAAAAGCTTACTTCATCTTCAAAATACACCAAAAACCCACTCATCTTTTATCCTTTTAAAGCTTACTTTTTTAAAGTATCAACTATACGTTTTGTTAAAATTTCAGCGATATAAATATCACCACCGCTATATACTAAAACATAGTTGTTTTTGTTAAAAAGTGTTCCACTAACACCCTTATAAAAAGACTTCTTGCCAACATAACCATTTTTTGTTTTTGCTACTTCAAAAGCATTTAATATCATTGTTTATCCTTTATTTATTTTGGTTAGGACTTTTAACTTATCCTTTCCACTCCAAAAGCCCCTTTTGGTATAATATCTTTGCAACAAAATTTATACACATAAAGGAGCCATCAAAATGGAAACTAAACTTTTACAAGAACTAATTAACGAGTTAAAGCTCTCAAATTTAATAGCTTTAACCAATCTTTATCTTTCCACAAAAGATAAAGAAAAATCAAAAGAGGCAATAGATTTAATCTTAAAAAACAAAGATAAACCACTTGACTTTTTTTTAAATGAACTAAACATGTTTTTACATTTTTAAAAACTTATCCAAAAAGGCGGCAAAAGCTTTTTTAATAACCGCCTTATCAGTATCATTTAGTCCATCACGCCAACCATTTACGTCTTTATCTAGCTCATCACACCTTTTATTAAGCCTATATAACTCTTTGCCTATGCTAACTTCATCAAAATTAACCCAAATATTACTGCCTATTTTTTCTTCTAGTTTTTTTACTCTTTTTTCTAACTGCTTAAATTTTTTATTCATCATATTCCCCTTAAACTAGCTGGTAAAGAGCTTATGTTTTTTACATATCCGTTATCTCTTAACCACCCAAACATCTTTTCATTTTTTGACCCAACAACAAAGCTTTTGTTAAACTGTATTTTGTAAATAACATTTTGATCATAGTCATGAAATTTTGTAAAATTTGCAACACTTCCAAAATTCTTTCTTATCTTGTCAAAATCAAGCTCTATAATTTTGTTTTTTTCACTCATTTTTAAACTCCTTTAATTACCTCATCATCCAAAGATAAAGACTAGCTATACACACACCAGCCACAAACCACACTAAAAACATAAAAACCCCTATGCTCATACCTTTTCCTTTTTATTAAATTTAACCCTTAGATAGTGGCAACGAATGTAAGTTGTGTTTTGCTAATAAAAGGCTTATAAATAAAGAACGCGTTGCCACCATTTAAGTGTTAGATGTTTTATATGACATTTTAAAAAAACATAAAGCCTTTAAGGGCTCATTTTTTACTAAATTTAAAGAACGCACCATCAATACAAAATTAAGCTATAAATAGTTATAATTCTTTCTATGGTGTAAGTGGTGGTATTATACTTCAAATGAAGTAATTTGTCAAGGGTATTTTGAAGTAAATTTACAATAAAGGTAAAAATATGACGAGTTTTGACGAGAATATAGCATTTCTAAAGAATTTAACAAATGCTAATACTATAAAAGAATTAGCTGAAATTTTGGAAGTTCCATATAGAACTTTTAATACCTGGCAAACAAGAGGAGAAATTCCAAAAGGTAGATTATATGAATTTTCAGAAAAATTGGGAGTGAGTATGGATACATTGTTAAACGGTTCTGTAAAAGTAACTGGTGATAATAACTTGGCATTTAGCGGGGATGGTAACACCGTATTTGGTAAAAATGCTGATATAACAAATGTATATTCCCCAAAAGTGAATGAATTTTTAGCACTTTATAAGAAATATGGCAATAAAAACTTAGATAAGTTGCTTGATCCAATCATCGAAAAACTCAAACAAATAGAAAAAATTTCAAAAGAGTAAGGCTATGATAAATCCACGAAGAAAACCATCGTCATTAAGAAATTTAAAAGATAGACAAGACGCAAAAAATATCGTTTGTAGAATGTGTGTTGTGGCTAAAGTCAAAGACAAAAAAGGACTTGCAAAAAAATTGGGTATAAAGTTAAAAACTATCGATAATTGGATACTTACTAACAAAGTTCCGTTTAAGCATATATATAATGTAGCAGATAAATTTGATGGCAGTTTTGATTTTATAGAACTTGGCTTTTTCTTTGAGCCTGATGATATTTTGAGAGATGCTGAATTAGAAGATTATAAAGACATCATAAAATTTCCATATATTAAAAAGCCGATTAAGCAAAATTATATATTATCCCCTTATGCATATGGGGAGTTTGATCCAAGAGATAATCAAGAAAGCGAAATAGAACAATATGTAGCAATTGAAAATATGAATAGTGGCAATGTAAGCGTAAAAGGCAATAATAATATCGCCTTTTCAGGTGATAATAATACAATCAAAAATGATAATAGAGAAAAATTTCATCAAATTATAGAAACCTTAAAGGATATGGGTATGGAAGAGGCAAATCAAGCTTTAAAAATATTTTTATCAATATTAGAGCATTTAAAGGATAAACGATGAGTGAGCTTATAGAGTTTTTTGATAAATTTAGTACTTTAATTTTGTTTGTCGTTTTGCTTGGTGTCATATTGCTAATAGGCATAGCGCGAACTAAAAAAGAAAATCAAAGAATTTATGAGGCGGTAAGAAACGAGGAAATAAGTAGAATAAGTGAGGGCGTAGCAGATGGGATGCTCGCTGTATTTTCAAATGAAAATTTCTTGCAGTCTTTAAGAGATGGAGCTGTGATACAAATAAATATAAATGTAGATGGTTCTCAAAACATAATAATATCAGGTAAAAACAATTCGGTTATGAGATAAAGCTTAATGAGAGCAATGAGTTTTTTCGCATAGTTGGAAAAGTTGTAAAGAGTATAGTGTGAGGTTTAGATGATAGATACAACCAAAAAAAACTTTATTATCTGGAATGATGGTAATAACAACACAAACATCCAAGTTTTATTAGATGAAGCCAATGAAACCTTATGGCTAAGTCAAAAGCAAATAGCTGAAATTTTTGGCGTGAGTGTGTCGACTATAAACGAGCATATAAAAAATATCCTAAATGACAATGAACTTGATAATTCAACTATTAGGAATTTCCTAATAGTTCAAAACGAGGGTAAAAGGGAAAATTTAAAAAAGCAGATATCGAATATGAGAAGTTTAAAGAATTAAAGCAAAGAAGCTATATGGATGAGGTTAAAAAGCTTAAAAAATAAAAAGTTATAAAAGTATGGTGTAAAAGGGTCGAATTATAGACAATATACTTTTAAATAGTGTGTTAAAGACAAATAAAAGCATTGATAAGGTTTGTTATGTATATAAAAAAGATTAAAATTAAAAATTTTAGAGCTTTTTCTAAAAAAGATGAGGTATATGAAATAGAGCTTGGAACAAATTTAACTTGTATATCTGGGCACAATGGTATAGGCAAATCAACTATACTAGCTATGCTTAGTAATTGTGCTGAAATTAAGAAAAAAGATGGAGAATTGCTTAATGGAGATGCTTTTAGAGGAGATTATTCAGATATTATAAAATATGATAAGATTGCAGATAGCTCAGGGCGTAAGTGCACTATATTTTTTGATGATTTGCCAAGAGATGAAAAAGGAAATATATTAGATGGGTATCTTAGTGAGTTGAGTTTTAGAGCCACAACTCAAAAACTAGATGAAGCAAATTTTAGATATAGGTTAATTCCAATAAAAGATGAAAATAAAAAAGATGAAAAGAAAATATCTTGGCCAGTATATTATTTAGGACTTTCTAGGCTTTTTCCATTTGGAGAGGCTGATGCTGTAGAGCAAAAAACAATAAAAGAAAATAGCTATAAAAACATGATAATTCAAGAGTATAATTATATTTTTACTTTAGATGGTGTAAGTGGTAAGGCTGAATTTATTCAGCCTAACTCAATAAAACGAAAAAAGGGTGTAGGAATTATAACTGAGCAATATGGCTCTTTGGCCAACTCTTCTGGACAGGATAATTTGGGTCAAATTTTGGCTGCAGTGTTTTCATTTCAGAGACTAAAAGACAATCAAAAAGATTGTTATCATGGTGGAATACTTTTAATAGATGAGATAGATGCAACTCTTCATCCAGCTGCTCAAAACAGACTTTTTGAATTTTTATATAAAAAATCTAAAGAACTTGATTTACAAATAGTTTTTACTACACATAGTCTTAGCTTGATGGAGCACATATGCAAAAAAGAATTAAATGAACAAAATAATTACTGCATTATACAGTACTTAAGAAATGCAATAGGAAAAATTGAGATAATAAAAAATCCTACTATGTCAGGTATATATGCTGATTTAATGGTTAAATACAAAAACAGAATTATTAATAAGGAAATAAATGTTTTTATGGAGGATGATGTTTCAAGGTGGTTTTTAAAAGGTATACTAAAAAATACAAAAATAAAATCTGATTTAAATTTTTTAGATGGGGAATTTGGCTTTGTTGATATTGTAAAATTAGCAGTTTCAAGTAATATATTTAAAGATGCGCTAGTAATATTAGACCCAGATGTAAAAAGAGATGAGAGCAAACACCAGCTTCATAATATTTTAAAAAAAGATAGCTTTTTTACATTTGATAAAAAACAAAAATATAAAAGAACAATATTAACTTTACCAGGAAGTGAACCTGTAGAAAAAATCTTGGGTAAGTATGTGTTATCTTTAGAAGAGGATCATAAGTTTTATTCAGACAATGTAGATGATAATATAGTTTATAGGAGTGTTCATGTAAACTATGAAAATTTAAAATCTGGCCACAAAGAAAAAAATGAATTAGAAATATATAAAGAGTGGTTTAATGAGTATAAAGAAATTTTTGGAGAAGCTCTTTTGGATTACTGGATAAAAGAGAATAAAGAAGTGGTTGATGAATTTGTTGATAATTTTAAATTTGAATATAATAAAATCGCTAAGACATTTGGCATTGATAAGATTTAATTATTAAGGATTTTACATGTTTACATCTCCTCTTCGTTATCCTGGAGGTAAATCAAAACTAACTGAATTTGTATCATACACAATAGAAATAAATAATATAAAAAATCCTATATATTGTGAGCCATTTTGTGGTGGAGCTGGTGTTGCTATGAATTTATTACTATCTAGCAGAGTTGATAAAATTGTGCTAAATGATTATGATGTAGCTATTTATTCTTTTTGGAAAGCTGTTATAGATGATACAAGTAAATTGATTAAAAAAATATTGAATACAGAAATAACAATGGCAGAAAGAGAAAAACAAAAAGAGATATATAAATTAAAAAAAGATATAAGAAATTACGATATAGATTTAGCTTTTGCAACACTATTTTTAAATAGGACAAGTGTATCTGGGATAATAAAGGGTGGTGTTATAGGTGGGCAAAAACAAAGTGGCCAATATAAAATAGATGCTAGATTTAATAAAGAAAATATAATAGAAAAGATAACAACAATAGCCAAATATAGCTCTAAAATAGAGCTCTTTAACTTAGAGGCTAATAAATTTATAAAAGACTTTTTAATACGTATGGATAAAAGTCAAACTTTTATATTTTTTGATCCACCATATTACAAACAAGGTAAAAATTTATACACTAATTTTTTTATTCATGATGATCATAAAAAATTATTTGAGTCTATCAAGCTTTTAGATGACTTTCATTGGATTATGACATATGACAATGAAGATGAAATATATCAAATTTATAAAGATTATAGCCCTAAAAAATATTCACTTAGGTATTCGGCCAAAAATAAAATAAAGGCTTTCGAACTTTTTTTTAAAAGCCATAAAACATTAGTTAATTCTTTTGATAAAGTAGCTTTTGAAAAAGTGTAAAGATTTTTAATATTTTCCGACATAAACGCCAGATACAAAACTTAATAGCCGCTTAAAGTAGCAGATACCAAGTGCCATAACAAAACTATTGCAAACGCCTATGGCTTTTATATTTGCAAATCATAGCAAAATAAAGCTTAATGCAATTTGAATTTTTAATCTCTTAATTGTGTGCAATTTGGCTCTTTGTATTTTTGCTTTTTAGGTTCTTTTATCTTTAGCTTTTTATAATTGCTTTTTAAAAAGTAAATTAAATTTAAAATAGAAATCTTTAAACTTTATGATATAATCAAAATGTCTTTTTAGTTTATCCTTAAATTTAGTTATCTAAATTTATGAAACCCTTTTTTTATTTTTCAAAGAGTTAAAATTGAATTTTATAGGTGAATATTGCAGTGCAAAAGATTTGTGTTTTGCACTAAATCTAGACAACAGATTCTTAAGACTTGGAAACAAAGAACGTTATAATCTCGAGCTTGTAAAAGTTTCAGGCGTGATTTTTGTAAAGCTACCTGATTGGGTAAGGGAACTTTTAGAAGATGGGTATCAAGGCTTTGTTATAAGAGATAAAGATGACTTAAAAGAGCTTAGTATAAACAAAATTTATCAAATTTCTAAAAAAACAAAGATAGGGTTTTGGAAATAATGGCCAGTATGTATAAGCTTTGTAAGTGTGGTGAAAAAATCCCCCTACATAAATATCAGTGCAATAAGTGTAAAAAGCTAAGTGCTAAATTTTACAATAAAACTTATGATAATTTTTCAAGAGATAAGCTAAGTGCTAAATTTTATAGCTCAGTTGCTTGGAAAAAGGCAAGAGCAAGAGTAATTATAGAAGAGCCGTTTTGTAGAGTGTGTGGCAAAAAAGCCGATGTGATAGATCATATAATTCCTATAAAATCAGGTGGAAGTAAATTAGCTAGAAAAAACCTACAATCACTTTGCCATAAATGCCATAATCAAAAGACTTTAAACGACGAAATTTTATATAAATAGGGGGGGGTGGTTTAATCTCTAATTAATGTTGCCTAAACACCGAGTGGGGGAGTTTTGATTTTATGTGCACCATTTTTTTTGGAAAAGTTATAGGACAAATGACAATGACAAAGGAAGTTTTTTATGCAGGATAAAAAGATGATATCAAATGAAGAGGCTATGAGGCTTTTATCTATACAAACAAAAAGTGCTATGAGCAAGCTCGCTAAAAAAGAGAATTTAAATCGCGTAAAAAAATGGAGAGAAGTTTTTTACTACAAGGATGAGGTGATAAAACTTAAAAAATATAGAGAAACTAATCCACATAAAAAATCAAGCTCAAAACAAGCTTTGGAAAAAGAAATAGCCCATAATAAATTAAAAAATGAAAATGTGTTGTCTTTAGAGATAAAAGATAATAAGCTAAAATTTGCGTCTAGCACTTTGTCTGGTTCTATAAACACGCAACTTAAAGAGCTCATAACTATATTTAAGACATTAGGGCTTTATCTTGATATTGACACGCCTGTTTTAAAGGCATATATAAAAGATGCTTATTTTTTAGATCGCATAAGACAAAGTTTTGATAGTGATGGCATAACAACTGAAGATGAAAAGGGTAAAGAGTGGCTGAGTGCTAAATTTGATGGGTATTTAAAACTTAGTGAATTACAATTAAAAAGAGAAAAAGCTCTTGGTATAGGCGCAGGAAATAGAAAGGGTATAGATGCCACGCCACCTATTGAAGCAGATGAAATGGATGGATTGATAGATGAATAAGGTTTTTAAATTTCAAAACAGATAAGATGAATACTTGAATAGATGAATAAGGTTTTAAATTTTAAAAAATGGATGAAAAAATGAATAAAATAATCTTAAGAAAAGAGATTTTAAATAATGCCGATGAGTATATCAAAACTCAAAATGAAAATCTAAAAAATACACCTTATTTTATAGATGAAAAAACAGCTTTTAGGGCTATTAAGTTTATAAGTCTTTTAAAACACACCGCAGGAGAGTTTGCAGGGGTTAATTTTCAGCTTTTGGATTTTCAAATTAAGTTCATTATCGATACCATAGCTACTTTTAAAAAAGATACCAACTCACGCCGTTACTCATCAGCACTTTTATTTATCCCTAGAAAAAACGGTAAAGCTCTAAGCATAAACACTCTTATACCAACTCCAAAAGGCTTTATAAAAATGGCTGATTTAAAGGTGGGTGATGAAGTTTTTAGTCTTGATGGAAAGCCTACAAAAATAACATTAATAAGCGATATTATGCATAACCACGACTGTTATGATGTAAAATTTAGCGATGGCAGTAGTATCACAGCAGACAAAGACCATATTTGGCATGTAAATAGTGCATACCACTATAAGGGCAGCTCTCGTAAAGACTTAAATCTAACCACCAAAGAAATGTTAGATTTGGGTGTGATTTATAAAAGAAAAGATGAGAAAACCGAACATGCTTTTAAAGTTCAAATCCCAAAAGCAGTTCATTTTAAAAAGCAAAAAACCACTATACATCCTTATCTTTTGGGACTTTGGTTAGGCAATGGAAGCAGCTATGATGCAAGGATAACAATTGATAGCCACAAAGATGAGATAATGGTAAAATTATCTAAAATAGGCGTAAAGCTAAACTTAGTTCCAAGTGATAACAAAAATGTATATTATACCTACACAGACAAAAAACACTCTCATAATGGCTTTGGCTCAACTCTAAGAAAGCTAAATTTATATAAAAACAAGCATATTCCAAATGAATATTTATTTAATGATGAAGAAACAAGGCTTGAGCTTTTAAGAGGTATTATGGATAGCGATGGCTTTGTTTCAAAGGCTGGTCAGTGTGAGTTTTGTTCTACAAATGAAAAACTAGCAAATAATATGCTTCTTTTAGTTAGATCACTTGGATTAAAAGCTGCTTTAAAAAAAACAAAAGCCATGCTAAAAGGTAAGATTTGTAGCGATAAGTTTAGAGTGTGTTTTTATGCTCCTAAAAGTTTAAAAATATCTTATATTGGATTTAAGCAAAATAGACTTAAATCAAAACTATCAAAAAGAGCGTTTTCAAAAGCCATAATATCTATCGCAAAAACAAAAAGCGTTCCTGTGAAGTGCATACAAGTAGCACACCCTTCATCGCTTTATCTATCAGGAGAAGCTTTTACACCAACCCACAACACCGAGCTTTTAGCTTCAATACTTCTTTACTTCCTTTTTGTTGATAGTGAAAAAGGTAAAGAGATCTATTGTGCTGCAAACGAAACCGAGCAGGCAAAAATAGTCTATAATGCAACCTCTACTATGTTGCGTCAAAACTCAAGCCTAGAAAAAGTTGCCACAATATTTAAATCAACTAAAACAATAGAACGAAACAATGAATTTAAAGACTTTATAAAGGTTTTAACCGCTAATGCCGACACCAAAGATGGACTTAGACCTTATGTCTTTGTCTATGACGAGCTTCACGCTGCAAAAAGTGGTGAACTTTTAAAAGTGCTTGAAGAAGGTGCTAGAAGTAGAAACAACTCATTAAGTTTTGTAATTTCAACTGCTGGGTATAACCTAAACGGTGAAATGCACAAACTCTACGAATATGCCAAAAAGGTAAAAAATGGCACTATAAAAGATGATAGCTTCTATGCTATGATATTTGAAGCTGACTCAAACAATTGGCAAGATGAAAAAGAGTGGCTAAAGGCAAACCCTGCAATGAATAGAGGCATAAAGCTTGATAAACTAAAAGAAGCGTTTATAAAGACCTCACACGATGCTTTAGCAATGCACAGTTTTAAGACCAAGCACCTTAACATTTGGGTTTCAAGTAATGCCGATAGCTGGTTAAGTGATGAAGAGTGGATGAAAAACTCTTATGAACTTAAAATAGATGAGGTTTTAGCGGATAAAACGCTTAAATTTTACGCAGGACTTGATTTATCAAGTGTAAATGACCTTACGGCTTTTGTTTTAATAACTAAGCTTAGTTCTAAAATAGCGATTATTCCTTATTTTTGGTTGCCATCTGAAAATTTACGCTCAAAAAGTAAAAAAGACTATGTGAGCTACGAGCAGTGGATAAAAGATGGCTTTATCCGTTTAACTCCTGGAAATGTAATTGATTATGCGTATATACAAAGAGACATTTTAGAAATTTGTAGAAAATTAAGCGTTGAAGCTGTTGCATTTGATAGGTGGAATGCAGCAAGTATAGTTACAAATTTAGGTGATGAGGGCTTAAATATGCTAAGTTTTGGTCAAGGCTTTGGCTCTATGTCAGCCCCTAGCAAAGAACTTTATACTAAGATTATGAAAGGAGAGTTAGAGCATTTTAATAACCCTGTGATGAGGTGGATGGCTACAAATGCAGTTATTAAAACAGACCCTGCAGGAAACATTAAGTTGGATAAAGAAAAAAGCAGAGATAAGATAGATGGGTTAATCGCTTTAATTATGGCTTATGGCATTAGAAAAAACATACAAACACCAATAAACCCGTATGAAAATAGGGGAATAAGGGTTTTGTAAAAAATAAATCATAAATTACAGCAATTTAAAAAATGAAGTATTATTTAAATAAATTATTAGCTATTTTTTTGTATAATGACTACACTTTGAAAGGAGATAAAGCTATGAGTAAAAAACTTAAATATTTTTTAGTTGGTTTTAGAGATGCATTTTCTCCAAAAGTAGAAATTGATTATATTAAAGACTATGGTGAAATAGCAAAGAAAACTTCAAAAAGGTTAAATATTGCAAGAGATAGACAAGAAAATATCAGAACTCCAAACTCACAAAGAAGCTGATATTAAAGCTGAACTAGCTCAAAACAATGTTCAAATTAATATAAATTTATCAGATCTTTCAGCATTAGCTATAAACAATCCTGAACTTGCAAATAGGTATATTTCTATACTGGAAAAAGAACAAACGCATAAGCACAAGATTGATGATGAAATTTTAGCTCTTGAAAAAAAAAGAACAAGCCATAAGAGAAGAAGAAATTCCTCATATTAGAAAATATTTAAAATTAGGGCAAATTTTTGCATTTATATTTATGTTTTCCTTAGTATGTGCTTTAATTTATGCTTTATACACAAGACAAACTGAAGTATCTATCACAAGTGTTTTAATTGCTGGATTTTTGGCGATTTATCACATAAGTGGCAAAAAAGAGCAAAAAAAATCAAACAAAAAAAATTAAAATTAGTAAAATTTAAACAAATAATTTTTATATACAACCCCTTACTCAAAGCTTTCAAACTCACATATCAGCCTATACTCATCATATTCAAAGCTTTCTTTAAAGTTTAATGCTATTATTGGTCTTTCAAAACCAAATAAAGCATTTTTAAGCTTTTCTTTAAATATTTGAGCCTCTTTATAAGAAGTTGTATAAATATCAATTTGAATAAAAAAATCTGTTTGAAATGAGCCCAAATTCACACTAATTCTTTCACTTTCATTTATTATATTATAAACTCCACACGGACTTTTTGCTGATTTTGGTGCAATTTCTGGATAAAACTCAATGCCTAAATTATCTTTTAAGTATTTTACTAAATTTATTATCATCATAAATTATTTAACTCCCTATTAATGGCTTTTTGAAGCCTAGCGTTGGCTTTTTCTTTATCTATTGAGTTTCTTAAAAAAGGTCTTGGCTTGGCATGCTTTGTGCCATATTCTACAAAGTGGGCATAATATACCTCTTTTATAGCTTTGCCTTTTTTATTGTATTTTAGCGATAGTGGATTAGCTCTTTCTAGCTCTCGTTTTGTTAGGTTTCTAAACTTTTTAACTAGAATTATTCCACTTGAGACATTATTTCTAGTTCTATTCATCCTTGTTATAATGTGTCTTTTTAGCTCCCCTGTTTCCATAGGAACATTTGCCTTTGCTTTTTTTCTTGCATCTTTTAAGACCTCTTTTATCACAGGCTTTATAACTTCTTTGTCTATGTTTTTTTTAAGCTTTTCAAACTTAAAAGTTAGTTCTTTAAGTCCTTGCATCTCATAAGTTATCATTTATAATCTCTTTTTCTTTGGGTGCAGTTTAGTAAAAGTCTTTCATTTTTTTCATAAGGATTAATCACGCTTTTTATATCAAAAATTTTATCTTTAAATTTGATAAAATAGCTTTCATCAAGATTTTTTAAAAACCTAATCTCAAATTTATAATCAACCTCGCTCATCTGTTTATCATTTATGTATTTTTCATCACCCTTTATGGCATCCATAAAAGCCCATATTTTTTTGACAAATACTTCTTTTAGTTCAGCTTCACCATACTCATTGAAAATTTCATCAAATTTATAAATTTCAATTCTATGTCTTAGTTTGCCAACTCTCACTAAAACTCCTTTATACGAAAGTAGCTTATAACAGTATCGTTTTTGTAGTCATTTACCCTGTTTTCATAAAGGTTTAAAGCAAAGTTTTTAATCCAAAGTTTTATCATCAAAGGCACTTTTTCATATCCACATACAAAGCTTACTTCACCACTTCGGCTAAAACAGGTTGCCCCATATTCTGTTTTTATCTCAATATCACCACTTAATATCTTTATCTCATCGCACTCACCAAAAAAGACTTTTTCATTTTCTAAAACAGCTTTAAATTTTGCTCTTTTTAAAACCCTATTTGTCTTTAACTCAAAGAAATTTATAGCACTTTCTAAAAGCTCATCTAAAAGCTCATCTTCTTCATCATTATCTATCCTAGCCCAAAGCTTAAACTCATCAACGCTTATTAATTTATCGTTTTTTAGTGGTGTTTTTGTTAGTTTCATCGGTTTTCTTTTTCGTAGTTTTTACTTCAGAAGCAATACCTCTTTTAGTGGTGTTTTTGTTAGTTTCATCGGTTTTCTTTTTCGTAGTTTTTACTTCAGAAGCAATACCTCTTTCTATCATCAAATTGGCTGTTTCTTCATCTACTTCTAAGATATCGCCTATTTCTTGAAATGTATTATTTCCACTTAAACAAGTTAAAAGTTTTACTTTCATTTTCTTTCCTTTTTTTAAAAAGGTGGTAAAACTACCACCTTATGCACATTTTAAGCACTTAATTGCATCATTTATGGTTAAAACTCCATCAACTCTAGCTCTTGCTCTAAAGCCAACCTGACCATTTCCAGCATAAAGCTCATTTAGTCTTTGCAAGCTCATAGACCCACGGTCTGCAATGTTGTAATATCTTAAGTTTCCAAACACTGCAGGGACTTTACCACTTTCTAATCCATCCATATACCCACTTACATAAATTGGTTTTCCAAGTAGTGTAGCTTGCGCTCCTGCTGTTAAGGCTGGTTGCCACAAGTAATTGCCTGTGGCGTCTTTTAATTTTCTTAAAGCCTTTTCAAACTCATCACTTACAACCCACACTGCACCATCTCTGTAGTTTTTATCTAAGCTATAAAAAAAGTCTATTAGCTCAATATCTGTGATAGCATTTGCACTAGCAGTGGTTAGCCCTACATTATAAGTTGCTAAGCCTTTTGGCTTTTTGTTGCCATCACCTTTTACAAAAGCTAGTTCTTGAGTATGTTTTAGCCCTTCAACCATTTTGTTTAAAATGTAGCTTTCAATATTTATCGCACTATCTTCTAATAGTTCTTCACTAATTTTAATAATTCCACCTATTTTATAGGCATTTATCTCAATTTGTGAAAAAGTTAGGTCTTTTTCGTTATAAACACCTTTTTCCTCTATCCAGTCAAACTCAGGCACCACGCCACCAACTGGTATAACATTTGTTGAGGTTGTTTGAGTTACAGTGCAAAGCTGTCTTAGAAACATTTCATTGTTTAATTTTTCTAATACTCTTGCTTGAAATGTTTTTGGCACTGTATATCCACCATTTGCTCCACTTCCTTCATTCAAATCCCTTTTTAACTTGTATAAAGCGCTATTATCACCCCTTACATAGTCAAAAAAAGTTTTTGTATATTCATCATCTTTTATGGCGGAATTTTTACTTTTGGGTAACTCTTTTGAGACTATCTCATCCATAAAAGCTTCTTTTTCTCTAAGTTCGTCTTTTAAAGCGTTACTAGCTTCAATTTGTCTAATTTGCTCTTGTAGTGTGTCAAATTCAGAGTTAAGGTTTTCGTATTTTACTTTTTCATCTGTATTTAATCCTCTTTGCTCTTTATCTGCTTTGTCTAAAATAGCTCTTGCATCGCTAAGAGTTTTTACTGCTTTTTCTTTTAATTCTTTTAATTTCATAGTGTTTTCTCCTTTAAATTAAGTATCTCTTTTTGTAAATCCATATACTCTTTGGCTCTTTGTATTTTTTCTATATCGTTTTTATTTCTTAAATTTGCACCCTTATCTGCTCCTTTCCAAACTGCACTAAGTTCTAAAATCTCAAATTTCGTTACTAAAACATAGTTTTTGTTATCTTTTTTACTAATTTTGCTCTCTATTACTCTATATCCTATGCTTACATCGTTTAAAATTCCATTTTTGAACCTTTCATAAATTGTAGTTGAGCTCTCATCAAATACACACTCACATAAAAGCTCACCATCTTCAAGGCGTATATTTTCAACCCTTGCTATGGCGTTATCTACGCTTATTATGTGGTCTTTAAACATAGTTTTTAACCCATCATAAATAGCGCCATTTACATCAAGCGTTTCTATATATCTGCCAATCTCCCAGTCAAATCTCTCACACGAATTATTGCGTGAGATTATGCAAAATTTAAGTCTTTTTTCATCTGTTTTGTTGTCAAATCCTCTTAAATTTGCAACTCTATATAGGTTTTTACTCATCCTTTTTACCTCCGTCAAGTTTTAGATTTGAATTTAACGGCTTATCGTATATGTCGCCTCCCTCAATTGGGTTTAACTCTTCAAGCTCTCTTATTTCATTTACGCTATATACTCCCATATTACGTCCTAGCATATAGCTTTCAAATCTACTTTTAACATCACCTCTAAGCATCGCGTTGAGGTTAAATTTAAAATAATATCTCTCTTTTTCATCATCTTTTAAAAGCCATCTATTAAAAGAGCTTTCTATTTTTGTGACAATAGGGCGTATTGTTTGAATGGCATAGTTTAACTCTTGTTGTTCTATATTTGAAAAAGTTGCATGAGTTAAATCGCCAATTTTATGAGCAGGGATATTAAATATCCTTGCGATATCTGTTATTTGAAACTGTTTAAGCTCTATAAACTGTGCATCTTTGTTTGGTATTGTTATAGGAGTATATTTTGCACCTGCTTCAAGAATTGCTGTTTTATAGGAATTTATCCCACTATAAGCATTTTGCCAACTATTTTTAAGCCTTTCATATGCCTCATCACTAAGTTCAACAGGAAATTCTAATACACCACTTGGAAAAGCCCCATTTTTATAAAACCTTTTGCTATATTCATCTGTTTCGTTAGCAGTTTCTAGACTATTTTTACATGCACTTATAGGGCTTAAACCAGTTATGCCATCGTATGAAAAGTAAGGTATATTTATAAGCTCGTCCATTTCAAGCCTTATAGCTGCACCATCACATATATAGTTATAAAAGGGCTTTTTTTCATAACTAAAAATTGTTATATTTTCAGGTGGTATTATTTCAAGCCTTACTATGCTTTCATCTCTTTTTTTGATAGGGTAGATAAAAGCATTGCCATAAGTAAGCATATTTTTTATAATAGCTTCTAAAAAACTTACGCTTGTAAGATAATCATTGGGTCTAAATTTTATTATTTTTTGCAAATAGTGATCGTGTGCTATCTCTCTTTTTTTGTCATTTAGTCTATATAAATTTAAAGGCAGTGTTGATATCGTATCGCTTATAGCAGCAATTGAAGCATAAACGGCACTTATAGCAGTTGCTTTTTTGCCAACTATTTTAGAATTTGTTATTATTTGGCTTAGTGTGGTAACATCGCTTAATTTTATGTTTATACTCTGTCTTTTTTTTATGCTTTTTGATCTTTTGCTCTTTTTCATAAGCTTAGTTTAGCTTTATTTTAAAGCACTGCTGTGTATATGGTTTTTAGTATAGTTTTTTAAAAGTTTTTAATTTAAGGAGAGACAATGGCAATTACAAAAGCACCAGATCATACTGGCATAAGTGTAAAAATCATAGACTTAGCAGCTGGAAAACTTCCTGCTTCACCATATGATGGAGCAGTAGCAATAGGACATATGGATGACTTTGAAGCGATAATTGGAGGAACAAGAGCTGTTAAAAAATATAGTCCGATAAACGATAGGGATTATGAGCAAATCGTATCAACTGGAGCTATTGAATACAATGAGTTTAACGCAACTGTTTTGTTTGACTTTAACTCAGAAGAAGGAGCTAACAAACTTCATAAGGCATTTTTAGATAACACCGAAATTGGTCTTGTAATAGAGCTAAAAGATAAACTAAGTGAAAGTGGTAAAGATACAACTATCGCACAAATCATCAAAGTTAGTGAGTTTAGTATCGGTGGTGAAAAAGATGGCAAGCAAAGAGCCACAATAAGAGCTGAAAAGATAGGCAAGCCTGTTATTACAAAAGCAACAGGGGCATAAGATGCTTGAACTAAAAGATTTACAAACAAACTTTGCAGTAAAAGAAAAAGTTATAAAAATAAAAGCTTGGAATGGCGAAGTAAAAATAAGAGAGTTAACAACAAAAGAACGCTCCCAAATAGTTGAGGTTATGCAAGGTGATAGCATAATTGATGAAAAAGGAAGCACTTTAAAATTATCAAATTTAACAAAAGCACAAATTCTAACTGCTCATTATGGCTTGGTTGAACCATCATTAAGCACAAAAGATATTGAAAGCTTGAGTGAGAGTGCGTTTGAGGGCATTAAAGAGATAAATGAGGCAATTGAAGGGTTGTCTAAAAAAAACTAGATTTAGATGATGATGAGGTTAGGTTTAGATACAAACTTGCCTCTCATTTAGGAGTAATCAACCCTTTTATACTTGATGAACTACTTCCAACAAGTGTTTTTAAAGGCTGGGTTGATTATTATGAAAAAGAGCCTTTTTTAGCTGATAGGATAGAGAGCTTACTCGTGCAAATTTCTTTTTTAATAGCTTCATTTATGGGAAGCAAGGCAAAGCTAGATGAGTTTTTTATAAGCGATAGAAAAAGTAAATTAGAAAAAAGCAGTATGAAAGATGAGATATTAAAATGTTTTGGGATTTAAATAAAATCAGTGATATGCTCATTGCTTTATTTTTTAAAAGCTCTTATTGTAAAAAATACAATTATAAAGGTGCAAACAGCAAGAAATACATTTTTGGTTGTAAAAAGAACAATTGCACTAATTATAGCCAAAGCTATAATGCTAAGGAAAAAATTTGGCTTAATCATCGCCAAAATAGCATATTCAGAGCTATGTGGGTAATAAAAAAGCATCTTTTATCCTTTTTAGTCGTAGAATTTAGCCCCAAGATATTTTTCAAGCTCTTTTTTAGTAAGATATTTAACCTCATTGGTATAAATCGTTTCGCCATTTTCTTGACGTTTAATAAGATCTTGCATCTCTTTTATTTTTTTAGCTCTTTTTTCATCTCTTTTTGCAAGAAAATAGAGAAATATTATAGCACAAGGAAAGGCAAGTGGAGAAAAATCAAACATTTTTTATCCTTTCTTAGTTTTATTAATTATATCACATTTAAACATAAAAAAGGTTTAGTATGGGCATAGGTGTAGTAAAATCAAAAATTGAAGTTGATGCAAGACAAGGAGTTGCTGGGATAAATGCTTTTAAAGGTGGTTTGCTTAGCCTCAGTAAAGTAAGCGAGCAAACAAGAAAAAGCATTGACTTATTGGCTCATAGCACTCAAGCATTAAGTGGGGCAATTAAAACTGCAAATTGGATAAAAGACCACTCAAAACAACTAATTGAGGCAAATGTAAACTATGAAAGACTTCAAGTTCAACTAACTGGATTAATTGCTACAAACACTAAAAACATTGATAGTATGGGTAAGATGTTAGATGCCTCTACAAAGTGGGCATTATCCACAAAAGAAGCAGATAGAGTTTTAGCAAAATTAAATGAAACAAATTTAAAAACCAAATTTAGCCTTAATGAAGTGGCTGCTGCTTTTTCTATGTTTTATGCAACTGCAAGTAATCAAGGAAGTAGGGATGATGCATTAAAAGCTTTTGATAGTATAGCTTTGGCAGCTCAAGCAGTTGGCAAAAATATGCGTGATTTGGTGCCAATGTTTGATAGCTTAGCAACTGGAACTGTTATAGCAAGTTCTGAAATGGGTTCATTTATGAAAATGGTAGGACTAACCAACGAAGAGCTTAAAAAAGCTAATCAAAATGGTGAAGTATTTACGCTTATATCAGAAAAACTTGCAAAATACAAAGATTTAAGCAATGAAGCGGCCAAAGGCTATGACATTGCAATGGGAAATTTAAAAAACTCTATAAATGAGTTAAATAAAGAGCTTGGAAAGCCTATTTTTGAAGCCTACATAAAAGGGCTAAATAGTTTTTCCAAGCTTTTAGATAAAAACAAAGACTTAATAGTAGTATATTATAAAGAACTAGCCAGCGTAGCAAAAGCAGGTTTAGTTGCTTATACTTCTTTTAAGACTATGACAATCGGAGCTTATGCTTTAAACAAGGCTATTGTTTTAATAAATAATATTGCTTTGCCTGATTATACTATCAAAAACGGTGTAGCAACAGTAGCAACATCACGCCTAACCAGTGCTGTAGCTTCTCTAAAAATGGCGTTTAAGACATTTCTACCAGTTGCAGTCATAACAAGCTTGTTTGAATACTATTCAACCATGAAAGAGATTAAAAATGCAACTAAAGATAGCCGTATTGAGATATCAAATTGGCAACTTTATACAACAGAGGCAGTTCAAAAAGTAAAAACTGCACTAGAGCTTTCAGTTAATGGCTGGAAGCTTTATTTTGTGAGTTTAGGTGAGTTTTTTGCTGGTGTTTGTAATTTAGTAGCCTCAAAAGCAGATAATTTGCTTAGTTATTTCACAAACAAATTCAACTCATTTATGGCTGAGATGACAAGATTTTCAAACTTTATCAGTGGGTTAGTTGGTCTTAAGCCAGTTGAAAGCTTTAAAATAAATAGAGATGGTTTCAAAGGCTCTTTTGATAATGAGGTTGAGTTTTATAGAAAAAAAAGAGAAGAAATCACAAGACAAAACGATGAACTTTTAAAGTCCATTGCCACAAATCAAACAAAAGCTTTGATTGATGCTCATAATAAAGAAGTTGATAACCGTAAAAAAACCAACAAAGAAGTTGCCAATTTAGTCGATGAAAACAGCAAATTCATAGCCGAAAAATCACTTAAAACCTTTAAAGATTTTTCAAGCCAAAGGTTAAAATACCTTATTGAATACTACGAAAAATCAGGCAAATATCAAGAGGCGTGGGCTTTAAAAGAACGTGAGCTTTTAAAAGAGTTTAAACGCATAAATTTAGATAAAAAAACAGCTGATGCGATAGTTAAATTTAGAAAAAAAGAGTATTTAGACAGCTTTGTAAAAGAAAGTAAAATGAGTTTTAATGAGATAAAAGACAGTTGGAGCGAGACTATCTTATCTATGGCAAAAGCTGTTGAGGATAACTTTTTTAACTTTTTTACAGGCAAAATAAGAAGCTTTAAAGATATGTTTAAAAAGCTTAAAAATGATCTTGTAAGTGCATTTATAAGTCCATATGCAAAAGAGGTTAGTAGTGGGCTTGGCTCATTTTTTGCTAGTATTTTTGGACAAAACACAAATAAAGCAAGTGTCTCAAAAATGGCAACTTCTTTAGGTCTTACACTAGCAAATGGCGTTTATGCAGGTGAAGTAAATGGTGTGAGTGTAAAAATGGATAGTGCAGGAAATATCATGCAAGGTTCATCTGCATTTGATGGAGCAAAAAACATCTTAAGTCTTGCATCAAATTTAAACACAGTCAATAAGCTTTTTAGTGGAAATACTGGCATAATAGAAACTTTTAAAAATCTTGGCTCATCTTTGCAAGGTGGAGTTACGAAGATTTTTGATATTAATACCTATAAAAATCTTTTTTCAAATTTTCAAGGGAATTTGTTTGGAAGCATAAGTGGTGTTTTTGGAGATATTGCAGGATATAGTTATAAACTTTTTGGAAATGCTGCACTAAGTGGGGCAATTGCAAATTTTGGTACTAACTTTAGCTCAGCCTTAACACTTGGTGGGCATATTGGAAGTGGCTTTAGTGCCGGGCTTGGAACGGTTGCAGGAGCTTCGCTTTTAGGATATGGTGGTGGAAAGCTCATAGGCGGTCTTGGTGATAAGCTTTTTGGAGCTGAAACATATGCAGGAAAATACGGTTCCATTGCAGGTCTTGCAGGTGGTGCAGTCGGTGGACTTGGTGCAAGTTTAGGTGCATTTGGAAGTTTTGCAGGACCTATCGGGGCTGGAGTTGGTGCAGTTTTAGGTGCAATAATTGGTGGATTTCGTGGAAAAACTAAGATAAAAGATAGTGGAATTCAAGCTTTTAATGATTTTTTAATCACCCAAAACGGCTTAGAAGGTAACGAGATTAAAAACTTTGTTGATAAGCAAAAGAAAAGCTGGTTTAAGAAAAAAAGATGGACAACGTATTCAAACATCACTAAAAAGCAAAGAGATGAGATAAACGCACTTTTTTCATCAGTTTATGACATCGTAGCTCAAAATGGTGGGAATTTAGACTTTTTGAAAGTTAAAGCTGGGAAATGGAGCAAGGGTGAGGGCTTTACTGATGTTGGCGTAAAAACTGCTGTTGTTAGAGCTATGATGCAAGACTTAAATGTTGATAGCTTTGCTAGTAAGTGGAAAGACCTAAAAAGCGTGATACAAGGCGTTGGCGAAGCTGGAGCTTATAGAAATGAGATTAAAAACTTAAGCTTTAATAACCCAGTCATGCAAGCTAAAAATCAAATGGATTCTTTAAATAAAGCCTTAACCTTTGGACTTAAATCAAAGACAAATTTAGATAAATTTAAAGGTGCTATTGATGAAATTGGCGAACTTAGTGCTAAAGAGTTTTTAAAAATTTATAATGAAAGCTTAAAAAAAGATTTCACTCCTGATAATCTTGAAGTTTGGAAAAAACTAACCAAGACTTTTAAAGACGCAACAAATGCAGCCAAAGCTTATACAAAAACCATAATTGAATATTCAAAAAACATTTACTCTTTAATGGGTGCGTATTTTGGCTCAGTTGGTAAAAAAAGTGATTTTACACCTAAGATTTTAGATGAGCAATTAAGTGCTATAAAAACAGCTTTAAAATACGACTTAAAGCCTGATGAAACAAAAGCTTTAAAAGATTTTAGCTTTGAAAGTATAAATGAGTTTTTTTCAAAACTTGATGATAAGGGGTTAAGAGCCTTTTTGGAAAATGGAGATTATGAGCTTAGAAGTACTCTTTTAGGCTTAGCGACAGAATATAATGAGTTTTTAAAGCAAACTACGCTTAATGCCATAAAGGCACTTGATGAGCTACAAAAAAGTTTTTTTATAAGCGTTAAAAGAAGTTTTGAACTAAATTTAAGCATCTTAGAAAAACAACTTAATATCATAAAAAACCTTGAAAATCAAAGCAATAAACTAAATAGCGATGTTTTTAAACAAAGCAATAGCCAAAAATATTTTTATAATCTTGATTTAGAAAGTGCAAAAGCTGAGTATAAAAAAGGAAATTTTGATAGTGATATTTTTAACACTTTAATAAATAGCTCAAACAACTACGCAAAAAGGCTTCTTGATAGCTCAACTTCATTTGAAAAATACAGCTATGAGATGCTTAAAATGGCGGGTGAGCTTGAGAGTGTAGGTGGGGGTGATAAAGAAAGTGTTGAGCTTAAAATTTCGCAAATAAAAGAGCTTTTAAATCTAGGTAATCAAAACATTGAAAGTGCAAAAAAAGAGCTTTTAAGAGTAAATGAAACAGCATCAAACCAACTAAGCGCCCTTAAAAATCTTTTAGGCAAAGATAGTGCTTTATTTAAAGGCTTAAGGGCTATTTACAACGCAACTATCAGCCTAAAGCCAAAAGAAGCTAAACAAAAACTTGATGAACTAAGCTTAACACCTTTTGCAAACGGTGGTATTGTAACAGCTCCAACAAATGCACTAATTGGCGAAGCTGGATATCCAGAAGCTGTAATTCCTCTAAAAGATGGTAAAGGCTTAAAAATAGACACATCAGGGGCATTTGAAAGACTATATAATAAATTTGATGCCGTAGAAAAGCTTGTTATAGCACTTTTAATGAACTCAAATAACTCATTAAGAATTTTAAGAAGTGCTGATAGTGGTGAGGGACTTCTCATAAAGGATAACAAATGACAATTATCACGCCTACTAAATTTACCCACATATCAAACACCTTTATTGATGAGAATTTGCCTAAATTTAGCCTTAAAGCTACATACAACACAGGTGATGAGGTTATTTATGAAAATAATATTTATAAATGTGTTAAGGATGGCGTTACAAATTTAAACCCTGTAAAGTCACCAAAAGAATGGGTTTTAATGGGTGCTACAAACAAGTATAAATTTATGGATAAATACATCACCAGCCAAAGTAAAAGTGATGAAACAGTAGAAATTTTAATAAAAGTTGATGAGAGTATCGACACAATTGCCTTATTTAACCTAAATGCTGCAAGATGCGAAATAATAGGACTTGATAATGATGAAAATATCAAATTTATAAAAGAAATAAACCTAACTTATAAAAAAAGTAGAAGTTGGTGGGAGTATTTCTTTGGTAAGTTTTATTACAAAGCTGATGGGGTTATAAACTTAGATCAGCCATTTTATGGAAATATCAAAATCAAGCTTTATAAAAATAAATTTGGTGCATCTTTAGGTCATCTTTTGGTTGGAAGCAAATATCACTTAGGCGCTACGATTTATAGCCCTAAAATTGGTATTTTGGACTATTCAAAGGTGGTGGCTAATGACTTTGGTGATAAAGAGCTTTTTAAGGGTAAAAATGCCAAATATGCAGATTTAGGCGTGGCTATAAAAAACATTAATGTCGATGAGGTTAGAAAAAAGCTAAGCGTTGTAGCTGGAACTTTGGCTTTATTTATAGGTGATGAAAGAGACTATGGTTTTGATAGTTTAAATATTTATGGATTTTATAAAGATTTTAATATTTTAATAGACAGTGGTGGGATGAATGAATACTCAATCTGCCAAATTTCAATAGAAGGAGTTGTTTGATGAAGTTAGTGCCTGATAGTATAGTTTATGCCATAGAAAGCACTTTGGCAAAAACAGCAAGTGTGATAAAGGGAAATTTGTATTTAAAGCTAAGTGATTGGGATTTAGCAAGAGTATTTTTTGAAAGGGTTAAAAAACTAAGTCCTATACCAACACCTCCAACTACAAAAGACCCTGCAAATTTTGATGAAAGAGCAGATATATTTTTGGCATCTTTACCAAATTTACAGATTGAGTTAAATGAAATGATAGATGAGTTAAATAAAATAAGCGCAGACAACATCATCATAAACAATAATTTAAGTGCTATAAATTTAGACTTTAAGCCAAATTTGGAAAAAGCTAAAGAGTATATAAATGATATGCTTATAAAAATTGAGCTTTTAAGAAATGATTATGAGAAAAACACAGCTGTTTTAGCAGGAGATAACTACACATACTCAAAAGAGTATTTAGATGATATGTTTAGCAAATGTGTCCATGTCTTAAACCATTACACTAAATTTGAAATAGATACGATTTTAAAAGACAAAGAGGAGAAAAATAAAGAGCTTTTTTATCTTAAAAGCCAAATCGATGAGATGCTAAAAACCAAAGTAAATGCCGATGAGATATTTAAAAAAGCTGAAATTTACACAAAAAAAGAAATAGATGAAAAGCTTAGCAAAAAAGCAAACAGCGGCGATTCTTATAAAAAAGCTGAAACATATAGTATAAATGAGCTATATACAAAAAAACAGATAGATGAAAAAATAAAAGAAGTTAATGCTTATAAAAAAGCTGAAAGCGATAAACGGTTTTTGGGCATAAATGCTAAAGCAAAAGATAGTGACAAGCTTGATGGCTTAGATAGCTCAGCGTTTGCAAGAGCTAGTGAAATTTATTCAAAAAAAGAGTCTGATTCTAGGTATGTTTTAAGTAACTCGACTATCTTGCCATTTGGTGCAAAAGCTGTAGTTCTTGTAAACGCAGGGGTGGTTGTAAAAAACATCGGTTGCGAAGTGGCTCAAACTACAAAAAAATTTGGAAGGTTTACTTATACGATGACAAATATAAAGCTTAGTTTTGCACCCTCAAGTGTTTTTTCATACCTAACGCATACAAATGAAAAAACTGTTGGTTACACTCAAGGCGGAGAAAGGAAAGACTCTGAGCCAATAACAGTAACTGAATTAAAAGTGCTTGCTTTAACCAAAGAAAACAATAAAACCTATTCTTTTGTTAAAAGTGGTGATGTTAATGGTGTGAGTTATTTTTTTAAATAATTTTTAAAAGGAGAAAATATGGCAATTAACATAGGAAGAGTTGGGATTGTAAATTACCCAGTTTGGCAAGAAAACAAAGAGTATGAAACACTTGATAGGGTAAAAGTTGAAAACATAGGTATTTTTAGCTGCTTAAAAGACCATATCGCGACTTCTAAAAACAAGCCATTGGGTGATAGTGAGTTTTGGATGTGTGAGATAGATTTTGCTGATATTAACAAAATTCACACTGCCTTAAATGAAGCAACAGAAAATATTTACTCAAAAGAAGATATCGCAGTTGAGCATATAGCAGAAAAAAGAAACGAGGCTATTTCTTTGATTAAGACAAAAAAAGAGGATTTAGAAGCTTTTTTAAATGGCGAAAAGGAAAACATCAAAACTCAAATTTCAAATTTAAACACTTTTTCAAATATTTTTAAATCTCAAACTTATACCTATAAACCTTTACAAAAGATAAAAGAAGAGGGCTTTTTGGAAGATAATGTAGTGGCCAAACTAAACGAAGATGGGCTATATGATGTAGGCGGTGCTTTGATAAGCAAACAAGAGTATGAAGCTAGAAAAAATATAAGCAACTTTTTAAAAAATTATGAATTCTATATAAAAGAATATCGCCAAGGCATTGACTGGAATTCAAAAATATATAGAGAAATGTGGGTTAAGCTTCCAACTCAAACTATAAAATATATCCCAAAATACGGCGATATTTTATATTCTGAATATGGTGCTTTTGAAATTAATGAAGGTAATGCCACAGTTTTTATAAAAGATGATGAAAGGTTTAGCGTATATAGACTTATAAAAGGATGCTTATATCCATTTATATATACAAAAACAATGGCAGAGTATTTAAAAAATAGTATTGAATTTGAAATTATGAGTTTTGAAAAATACAATGACTACGCCCAAAAAACACTAAAAGTAAGCACAAATAAAGATAGTAACGGTTTTTACCAAGAAGAATATGATTACGCTGATGAGGTGCAATCTGTATTTTTTCCTATGGACTATTCAAGTTATACAGGCTCTGGGGCATTGGATAAAAACGGAATTATTGTAAGTAAATTTAAAATGTTTGGCAATGTATCTGCTATAGAAGATGTCTCTAGAAGATTAGAGCATAAAGAATATAGCAACGAGATTGTTTTTGTGCTTCATATGATAGATGCAAGCATATGTGAAATAAGCTTTAGTTATACTATAAGCGAGGGTTCATGAGAGCTTTATTTAACGCCATAATAATTTTTTACATTCTCTTTATGAGTGGATATATTTTAAATCAAAACAGGAAAATAAAAATTTTACAAAATGAAAATTTGATTTTAAAAGATGATTTGATAAAAGCAAATGCCAATTATAAATATATCTCAAAAGAATTTAAAAAAACTATTGAAATTTTGACTGTTTATGAGGCAAATAAAACAGCAAACGAGAGTGAAATAAAAAGGCAAAAAGATGAAATTTATAAGAAAAAAGATGATAATAAAACAATCAATCCTATCATCTATGATAGTGTGCAGTTTGTCTCTCGCAGGTTGTGGAGCGAGGCAACCACAAATTAGATATGAAAGAGTTAAAGTGCCTGAAATCTTTCTAACGCCTGTATTAGTGCAAGAAAGAGAAGTAAAAACGAACACTGATGTTGCAATCTTTTTAATTGATTTAGAATTTGGCTTAGAGCAGTGCAACAACAGACTAAAAATGGTAAAAAGGCTAAATGATGAATGAAAAAATGATAGATAGCACTACTAAATTTGTTTTAAGTGTAGATGAGTGGAACTCTCAAGCTGTAATGTTTGTATGTGTTGTAATTATAATTATAGTTGTGTTTTTTTATACAAGAGTGTTTACAAAAAACATTGAAAAAAACCAAGATAAGCTAATTGATGTAATAAACAAAAACTCACAAAGCAACACAGAGTTAAGCAAAAGCATAGAACTTCAAAACAGAACAAATTTAGAGACTTTAAATCGCCTTGATAAAGGTATAAACGAAAGTTTAAAAATGCACGAGATAACCCATAACGGTTTAAGCGATTTAAAAAAAATTGTAAGTAAGAGATTTAATGATGAATAAAGATGAAATTTTAGAAAAAAATAAAGACAAAAGAACTAAATGCATAGTTTATACTCGTTGTATGGGATACCATAGACCAGTTGAAAGCTTTAATGTCGGTAAAAAGGGCGAACATAACGAAAGAATTAAATTTATTGAGCCTTGTGGTGGGTGTAAATGAGTTTTAAAAAAAGCTTTGATGAGATGCTAGGTCTTGAGTTTGGATCGCCGTATAATGCCCTGCATAAAAACAAGGGTGAGGGTGGATATACATTTATGGGTATTTATGAGGGGGCTCATCCAAGTTGGAGTGGTTGGGAGATAGTTTATCGCACATTAGAGCTTTATAAAGACCTTAGAAAAGCTAGTTATGAGTGTTATCAAAATGTATTTTTAACGGATTTAGTAAAAGAGTTTTATAAGCTTAATTTTTGGGATAGATTAAGGCTTGATGAGATTAAAAGTGATAGAATTGCTGATTTAATCTTTAAATTTGCAGTTAATGTTGGCATAAAAAGAGCTGTAAGATACGCTCAAATGATAGTAAATGTAAAGCTTGATAGCATAATTGGAAATAATACAATAAGTGCTTTAAATACCCTTGATAGCAAATACTTTGAAGAAAGATATAAAACCGAGTTTATAAAGTTTTATGAAGGATTGGCAAAAAGAAATCCAAATAAATACAATGTTTTTCTAAAAGGGTGGCTAAACAGGATTAAAAGGAGTTAAAGAAAATAATTGCTATAATATAAACGAAAAAATCGTTTATGTTTTGGAGTTAAAATGTTAAAGTCTTTTTGTGTTAGTGGGTATAGATCCATAAGAGATAAAATTTCTATAGATTTAAAAACAAAAAAATATCAAAAAATTAAAAATACCAGATATGAATCTAGTTATTTTGATAACTCTTTATCTAAAATAGCCGTATTTTTTGGTAAAAATGCAACAGGTAAAACAAATATCATAGAAGCTTTAATGGATTTATGTGGAATCATACAAAAAGGAACAGACTTTAAAGAAGTAGCTAAGAATTTAAACTACAAAAGCGATGAGATATCATTTATGATAGAATTATGCAGTGATAAAGACAGCTATATTTATGAAATTGTTTTTAATGAAGAAAAAATCTTAAAAGAGAGCTTTAAGGAAAACAACACCACTATATATTGCTTTGAAAAAGACAAATTAGACTATAAAAACAATGAATTAGCAGATGTTAAGCCAACATCTACAACATTTTTAGAGATTTTAAAAAATACCTCAGAAAAAAGAATTTTAAACTTTTTAAAACTAATTTATGAATTCTACTATACAGAATATGCAGATCTAATAACCAATGTTCCAAGAGAAAAAAACTTCTTATTCCCTTTTAGTAAATTTAATAAAGATACTTTTGAAAACAATAAGGATATTGTTTTAGAAGTTTTGTCTTTTGTAGATGATAGTATAAGCGGTTTTGAGTTTAAAGATAATGGGAGTGATAATTTTACTCTTACTTTAAAAAGGCGTGAGGAATTAGATAAAAAAAGCAATGAGGTTGATTTTGCATTTGAAAATGAGAGCAAAGGAGTTATAAAAATAATATTTTTACTATCAAGCATAATAAATGCCTATAAAAATGGCGGTGTTTGTATCTTTGATGAACTTGATAGCTCCATAAGTGTGTCATCTCTTATATATTTTATAAATGGTTTTATAAATACAGATGAAAACAAAGCACAATTTATTTTTACTTCTCATAATGTTTTGATATTTGATAGAAATATCTTACACCCTAATCAAATTTTTATTATCAAAAAAGAGGACTTAGGCACTAAGGTATCTTGCCTTAATGATTTTGAGTTAAGAAACGATAAGAAAAAAGCATATTTAAACTACTTAAGGGGTGATTATGAGTAAGATAAAGCCTAGAAGAAAGATAGTTGTTATAACAGAGGGGCAAACAGAAGAAAACTATCTAAGAGGCTTTTGTAGTGAATATTTAAGTAGTGATTTTTCATTTGAGTTTATAAACTCAAAAAGTGGAAATTATAGTGCTATTAATAAAAAAATAAAAAAATATCAAGGAACTGAACAAATTATATTTGTAGTGGCTGATTTGGATAGACTAGATGATAAAAAAGAGTTTCAATCATTTGAAAAAATGATAAAAACCTTAACCTATGTAAATGATTTTTGTAATATTTTTTTAAGTTATAGAAATTTTGAAACTTTCTTATTGGCACATTTTTTACCAAAATCAACAAATTTAGTTAATGCTTTACATAAAAATGGCACTGATGATATTAAAAATGATAAAGATATCTATAATTGCATAAAAAGAAATAATGGTTGCTATGAAAACACTATTAAAAATTTAAATCAAAATAATATCTGCTATAAAAAAACAAATAAAAATTTCCCAAAATTAGATAAAACAAAAATAACACTTACCCAATCTAGCCTTATAAACTTAAAATCATATTATGAGTTTATCAAATCAAGTTATTAAATTTATTATAAAAATACCCTGTATAACTAAAACCATATAAGTGCTAAAATCTTTCCATAAAACCAAAAAGGAGAGAAAATGGCAAGCAAGTATGGTGTAAATATCGAAATGTATAACGGCTCACTAAATCCATATGAAATAGACAACAAAAGACCCATTGCAATTGTTGGTGATGATGACTCGCTAACAGATGGACTTCATATCTATTCAAATGTTGAAAATGCACTTAAAGAAGTCAAAACAGGAACTTTGAAAAATGCATTAGAGGATTTAAAAGCTGCAGGCATCCACACACAAGTAATTCTTTCAGTTTTTAAAAAAGGCGCTGATAACACAAAATGCCTTGAAGCAATTGAGCTTTTGAAAAAAGCAGAAGCATTTGTTCAAGCAAAACCAAAATTCATAATTGCACCAGAGTATAACGATAAAGGTGTTTATGAAAAACTTAAACAACTTGGTGAGTATTTAAGAGCAGTATATGCTATAGAAGTAGATGCGACTGATGAGACAACAGCACTTAAAGAAGTTAAAGAACTTCAAACAAAAACAGCAATTATCTCATATCAAAAAGTAGTTAGAGTAGATGAGGTAGTAAGGCCCGCAAGTGTGTTTTTAATCGCTCTTTATGCAAAGGTTATGAGTGAGACTGAGTATGGTTTTTCTCAAACTTATTCAAACAGGGTTATACCTGGAATTATAGGCGTTCAAGACAAGGTAGAGTTTATCCAAGGTGTTGATTGCGAAGCTGATAGGCTAAGAGATGCAGGAATAACTGTGATAATCGGCGATGATGGTTTAAGAGCTTGGGGAGGGGAAACAAGAGATGAGGACTTTTCTTCGCTTCATACTTATGTTATTTTTTATACCGCCATAGATACGATTTTTGAAGCTCAAAAAAGAGCAATTGACAAAAGAATGAGAGATGTGCTTAAAAATATGGTTGATAGCCTTGAAGCCTTTTACCGCCGCTTAGTTGCAAATAATGTAGTAGTTGGCTTTTTGGTAACAATTCCAAAAGAATTAAACGACAATCAAGTCATAGCTGAGGGTAAAGTCTATATCAAGCACGAAGTTCAAGAAATGCCACTACTTAAAAACATTACAAATAGAATTTATAGAGTAGATGCATACTCACAAGTATTAATACAGGAGTTATAAAATGATAAGAAATGCAGTAACAGCTCAAGCAGTAACCGGTGGAAACCTTTTTGTTGATGGTATTGGTATGTTTGGTGAGCTTACAAATTTTGAGCCACCAGCTTTTGAACATGAAACAGTAGAGACTTCATCACAAATTGGAAAATACGAGCATGTTTTACCGACCTTAAAGCCACTTAGTGCTAGTTTTACGGTAAATAAAGTAGATAAAATTTATTTTGGTCTTTTAGATACCACAAAACCACAAAAAATTTATATCAAAAACAACCTTTCATCAATGAATGGCAAAGAAACAGGTATCGTTGTAACCTTTGAGGGTAATATCAAGGTATTAAACGCTCCAAAATTTGAGATGAATAGCGAAGCGGAAGTAAGCTTTGAGATGAGTGCAACAGTTGTGAAGTATGAAATAGATGGCGAAACTTCACTTCTTTATGATGTTGTCAATTCATTTTATGAAGTTAATGGCAAAGATATCTATGAACCGATTAGAAAAAATATTTTATAAGGATAGAAAATGCTTAAAAAAATAGAACTTGAAAAAATAGAGCATATTTTTAGCGATGGTCAAAGAGTTGTATTAAACGCACCAACATTAGCTCAAGTAAGAAAAGCAAATAATAAAAATGATGATTTTGATAAGCTTACTAGCATTTTAGTAGATATGAGTAATGGTGCAATGGATGAGGTTTTTATAAATGCTTTGCCAATTAGTGAAGTAACAAAACTAAATCAAGTTGTAGCTAAATTTATAACCTTTGATGAAAAAAACTAAGGCAGGGCATAGCCTTAATCGGCTACGCCCTACATTTTACTCATAGCGATATTATAAATTTTACTTTTAATGAGTTTGTGGATTATTATGAGATGTCAAAAGAGTTATCAAAGTTTAGGATTTAAAGCTTGGTGTTTGGGTGGTGTTGGCTTTTTGTATTTATGCCCTTTGTCAGATGTAAAAAAGCTATAAAAAATTATTAAAAGTTTGATGAAGAACATGTATGCTATTAAACATATCACCAAAAAAACTGAAATTAAAAACACAATGGCAACTATGCTACTAATCATTACAGCTCCTTTAAAATTTGATAATACTATTATATCACAAAAAGGTAAAACATGGCAAAAGCAACTTTAACCTTTGGAATGGATTTAAGCGAGTTTAATACCGCTTTTAATAAGATAAATCGCCAAACAAGTAATCTAAGTCAAAGTCTTGGGCGTGGATTACAAGATGCAATGAGTTCATATAAGAATGGACTGAGTGATTTAAAGCTAGGGTTTAAAAATGATAAAACCTTAGCTCAGCTTGATGAATTAAAGCACAAAATTAAAGCCACTACCAAAGCAAAGCTTGATCTAGATATAAGTGAAGCTAAAAACAAACTCAAAGGACTAGTGGGAAATATCCTAGCAACCATTGGAGCAGTCAAGGGTATGGCAGCACCAATAAGTTCTGCAATTGGTTTTGAAGAGTCGATGGCTGATGTTAGAAAAGTTGTTGATTTTGATAGCAAAGAAGAGCTTACAAGCTTTGGCAATGAGATAAAAAAACTAAGTCGTGAAATTCCAATGAGTATGAATGAACTTGCCGCTATAACAGCAAGTGGAGGTCAGCTTGGAATTGCTAAAAAAGATTTGTTAGAATTTACAGAAGTTGCTTCAAAAATGGGTGTGGCTTTTGATATCACAGCTAGTGAAGCAGGTGATAGCATGGGAAAACTTATGGATATTTTTAACACAGATATTAAAGGAGTTACCAAGCTTGGTGATGCAATAAACTATCTAAGTGATAATTCCGCATCAAAAGCAGCTGAAGTTGTTGAGGTTTTAAAAAGAATAGGTGGTGCCTCTCAAGCTGTTGGTATAACCTCACAACAAGCTGCTGCTTTATCAGCAGCCTTTTTAAGCCTTGGTAAAACTCCAGAACTTGCCGCAACCTCTTCAAGAACTCTTTTGTTGCAGCTAAAAAACATAAGTTCAGCAACTCCAAAAGCAAAAAAAGCATTAAAAAGTCTTGGAATTGGAGTTGGTGAGTTAGAAAAAGCAATGAGTAAAAACCCACAAGAAGCTATTTTAAAGTTTTTACAAACAGTTAAAACTATGCCAAATAAAAACAAACAACTAGAGGTTTTGACAGATATTTTTGGTAGAGGGTTTTCATCTGATATTGCACTTTTGGTAAATGGACTTGATACTTATAAAGATACTTTGAAAAATGTAGCTAATGAAACAGACTATTTAGGTTCAATGACAAAAGAGTTTAAAAACAAAAGTGATACAACAGCTAATAATTTACAGCTTTTAAAAAATAGCTTTTATGAAATCGGTGTAAATATCGGAAGTGTGTTTTTACCTTTTTTGAATAAGGCTGTAAATTTTATAAAAGAAATTACTTCTAAAATAGCTGATTTTGCTATAAAATTTCCAAATTTAATTATAGCTTTTGGTTCTGTTGCAGGTGGACTAGCCACACTGAATGCCGGCTTTCTTATTTTTAAAGTTGTAGGCTCTGCTACAACAATTGTTTTAAATTCTTTTAGAATTTCTCTTTTAGCATTGCCACTTACAATAAAAACTACAAGTAGTGGAATTTTAAAACTAACTACTTGCTTTACTACATTAAAGCTTCAATCAGCCTTAGCCTTAGGTGGTATAAAAACTGTGATGAAAGGCATAGCTACAAGCATAATAACTGGCTTAAAAGCTGGTCTAGAGCCAACAATAACTGCTTTTAAAAATGGCTTTGGTGGGATATTTGAAGCTTTAAGAAGCGCTAAAGATATTTTGGTTTCATTTTTTAGTCTTTTTTCAAGGGGGCAAAAAGCAAAAGATGAGCTAAATGGTATAAAAGAAGCGGGGGTTGATTTTGGAACTAGCTTTGGTAAGGCTTTATCAATCCTTTTATATCCACTTGAAGCACTATCAAATATCTTTAATGCCATTGGGTTAATTATTGATATTATTGCACTTAAGGGAGCAAATTTTGCAGAGGGCTTTACAAATAGTATTAAAAATATGTGTGAAGATATAAAAGCCTTTTTTAAGCCTTTATTTGATTTCATATGGCAGGATTTGACAGCATAACAAGTGCTTATAACAGTATAGTAAATATTCCATCAAATTTAGCAAGTGGAGCTAAGGGGTTATGGAGTGGAACAAAAGAGTTTTTCGGATTTGGTAGTGATGAGCAAAACACAAAAGGAGCTATAAAAGAGGTAGTAGCAAGCAATCAAAACTATATAGACAACAAATCAACAAGGCAAATTACAGACAACAAAGTAATAAACATAAGTATGCAAGGACCAAATGCAACGCCTGAAAGCGTGGCAACTGCAATAAGAAATAATTCATATGCTTTTGGTGGTGACTGATGATAGTAGTGCAAATTGATAAATATTTTTTCATGGTTAAAAACAACATTGAGGGACTTCAAAAAAAGCTAAGTGTGAATTTAAACAAGCAAGATACATTAACAAAGCCAGTTTATACTCATATAGGTGGCTATAGTGAAGAGGTAAGTTTTAGTGCTAAAATTCTACTTCCAGATATAAAGTTTTTTATCGGTTTTGAAAAAATGGTAAAAGAGGCAAAGCCAGTTAGAATAAATAGCTTTGATATGCTGTTTTTTTAAAAGAATTTTTATAACAAATTACGAAGTTGAGGTTGGAAACTTTGTTAAAAGTCATCTGTTTTCTACGCTTTATTACACAAAAGATATAAAAATAAGTGGTGTTATAATGATGATGAGGAAAAAAATGATTTTGGTCTTTTGGGTTTGATATGATAGTAAATATAAAAGTAAACGCCTTACAGGTTCAAAGAACTATGCAAAATGCAATGAATAGAACCCTAACAAGATCTAGGAATGATCAAAAAAACTATATCCAAAAAAAGCACGGCGTTAAAAAGAAGTATTTAAAAAGTGCAAGATTAAAAGGATATCGTGTTAGAAGAAATGATCTTAATATAAAGCTTACTGCAACAGATAAAACCCTTACTCCTTTTATGGTTGAAAGGTCTTTTAGACCTAATGTGGGTAATAAATTTGGCATTCAAAGAAGTAAAGAAAAAGGGGGTAAGTTTTTTATCTCTAGGAAAAATCATCAAATAAAAGACTGGATAACTAAAAGAGGAAGATTAACAGAAACTAGAAGAGGTAAAAGTATAAAAAATGACTACTACTATATAAAAGGTAGAGGGGTTTTAGATGAAGAGCTTTTAAAATTTACAGATGAGTTGCAAAAAAGAGCTGTGAAGTATCTAGATGAAGAAATTAACAGATAAAGAGGTAGAAAAATGGATATTTATATAGCAAGCCAAGGTGAAAGCCTTGATATGATATGCTTTAAGGCTTATAAGAGCTTAGATGATGAGGTTTTGGGTGAGTTTTTTAAGACATAA